CTACTTTACATACACATAGGCTTCATTTGCAGTTACATAGTATGTTGTGCCTTTACTGTTGTGTACTTTGTATTGTGGTGAACCATTCACTGATACTTTAGCGTCAATAGTAAATCCAAGCCCTTCATCTACCGTTCCTGCTACATCTTTATCAGACCAAGAAGCAGAATCATAGAAACGAAGGTTGTCCACTTTAGAAACAACGCGTTTCCCTACTACAGAACTTACTGCAGAAGTTTGTTCCCCGTGATATTTAATGTAAGATGAGTTGTTATAAATCCATTGGTTACCGCCAAGATTTAACCAATCACCTTGTTTTCCCCATACTTGATATGATTCCCCTTTATTTAATTGACGGATAGTACCATGATTCGTTGATGGTCCACTTCTTAGATTTACGTTAAATCCATCAATGTAAGCTACTCCTGTTGCGCCTACAACGTTTTGAGTTGGTTCTTGTGGTTTTGGTTTAACTGTAACTGTTGAGCCTTCATACGCCTTTTGTACGTCTGCTCTGAATTGTGATTCTGATAGACCATGACTGCGAAGATAATTAATCGGATCTTCATGGTCAGTTCCACCTAATTTGTAAGTAATATCTTTATGTGTCCATAAACCTTTGCTTGGATGAATCCCTCTATCTTTTAAAATCTTAGCTAATAGTTTTACATAACGTTCGTAAGAAGATTTAAATTTATCTGGGTTGCTAGTTTCAGAAAGTTCTACGTGAACAAATCTTTTATTTGCAGCTGGTCCAGCACCATAAGCAACATATTTAGTATCAGCAATTTGAATTGTTTCGTTCCAATCTACAGCATAATGTACAAATGCATTTCTCCATGTTCTAGCTTCATAATTTCGAATGTTAATTGCTGGTGCTTCTGGTGTTGCAGTACTATGTGCAACAACGCCTTCATAAGCGCCCACACCGTAGCGATATGCTTGTTTCGGTAAGTCTTGGATGATTAGTACTCTATCGGCAAATGAAGCCGTAGCAAACGAAAATAAGAGTAATAGAGTCATAAATAATGAGCTAAATAGTTTGATTGGTTTTTTCATTGTGTATTTTCCCCTTTTTGCCAAACAAAAAGAGCACCGTCTTTTGACAATGCTCTCCTTATGTAAGGCGTGTATTTTTTATTTGGTATTATGTTTTTCTTTTCTTGCATCACTTCTTTGGATTTTTGCTTGAATTTCGGATGCTACACTTTCTAATAACCATGCAGGAATCCATTTTTCCCAGCCAATTCGTGCACAGTTTGCTGCGAAACTATTAAAAATGTGGTAGCTCAATCCACCGACTACCATGAAGAAAAAGAAATCAGGTAGTTTAAGAGCAATATCAAATAAATGTGCAAGGGCTGGTAATGATAAAAGCACCACGGTTCTCGTGATGCCCTCAATTCCATATTGTGATGAGTATGTTCCATCTATTTTTGAAGCCTTACTACCAGTAATCCAGTCGAGCATGATAATCCAGCAGTAAATTGAAATCCAAATTAAATTAGCTTTGCCATAGAGTAAATTAATTATTGTTCCTAATCCGCCACCGATAGCACCACCTACTTTAAATTGAGTACTTGTAATAACATCGCTTATATTCAATGCCTTGATGAGTTCGTGAATTCTTTCCAAGTTCTCACCTCCTTTCAAATTTTGACCAAAATAAAAAAGCCTGCTGCAGCACGCTCAATTTCGATAAAGTTATATGTTCATTTTCTTCCACGCGTATTCTAGTGGTTCAGTACGTGGTGGTTTCATTACTGCTTTTTCAGTAGTTTTGCTTTCGCTTCGGGAGAAATTAAACATAACCCCTTTTCGTGTGGTGGTTTGTCTCACCCCTGTAATATACATGTTACTGATTTCTAATTTTGAGCCTTTGCGTATTTGTGGTTTACGTTGTACGGTTTGATACAGTGTTTTCGGTTGAATTATGATGCCTTTTATTGTCATAAAATCACCAGCCTTATTCTACTCTTAATGCAATGTTGTACTCTGAAAATGAACTCCATACACTTGAGTAGTAGGTGTTAAATAATTTATATTTCTGGACTTCTCCATCTTGAGAAATTTCAACGATATCGCCAGTTACAAAATTTGAACCCCTATATGTGTAAAGGCCATCAAATTTTGCTCTTAATCCATCTATGTTATCTCCCATAAAAAATGATGTGAATATTATATTCCCTTCTAAAGATGGTGCTTTTAAAAATACTTTATCCCAAATGAAAGTAGTAATAGGAACATTTTTTAATCCCTCATATATAAGTTTACTTCTAGCAGCTACCAGTGCTGAAGTTGGGTACCAATTTGGACAAGCGCTCACCAATACACTAAAAGGAGAAGATATAGGTGTGAATTGTTCTTGTTGATATAGTTCATCTGGAATGCCAAATAAACCTATTACAGTTTTTCCTTTTCGTTCTGGAAGATTATCATCGTTTTCATAAACACAATAAATAACAATGTCTTTATCAACGTATAAATATAGGTCCACCATAGCAATCGCTTTACTAATAGTATTAAAAGTAGTGTTGCTAGTTGTTTTCCCTTGATGAAAACATATTGGATAGAAAGGGCCAGGTCCTCCGAAGGTAACATCCTTCTCTTTATCATATCGTTCAATTAATCTAAAGCTTGCATCAGTAGCAGAATAAGTTCTTATATCATAATCTTTATATTTCCCTGCTATAATATCTTGGCTACTTGCAGTGACGTAATCGAATGGGCGCAATTCTATAGAATGGTTCTTCATACCGTCGTTACCGCTTGAGTACATAACATAAATGGTATCTTTTGATGGCGCATCAGAATTTAATTGCTGCCATCCAGCCTTTTTCATTTCATCGATAATCTTCATAAAGACTTCTTTTCGCTCTAGTCTGTGTAACTTACAAATTTTATTTGTCATTTTATATGTTCCTCCTTAACTTAAACGTATGGCTTTCATAGAAACATTAAAAGTAGAGTTTGCTACGCCCCTATTTTCTATATAAAGATGGACCTTGTTTGTATGATCTTTATCCTCGCAAGGAATGGCTAAAATATCATATGTTCTTTTTTCTGATAAACTTTTATAAATTTGATTCCCATTCTCTTTTTGGTCGTACAAAAATAGCATTGCTTCTACGTTTGAATCATTTGTAACTTGAATCGTGCGAATATCGTATTTGTTACAACCTACATCCAATGGAGTATATAGAGTTTTTCCTGGTTCAATTGTAATTTGTACATTCCTCTCAATAAGGATTGACGGTGTAATCTCGCTTTCGGATGTATATCTATATAATTTCATTACAGTTCCCATATTGTATTCACCTCAATTATGTTTTAGTTGAATATTAAAATAAATTGGTTCGAATGCTAGGAAATTTGTATCCTTCACAACCTTTACCCAAAAATCACGAGTACTTTGTGCGGCTACTGAATCAATCTGTATTTCATTTAAATAGCTTGTCCCATCTAACGAAATCAGCGCCCAGGTGTAACCGACTTTCTCCATGTACTGCTGTATGGATAGTTTTATATTTGTAGCAGCGCCGATGTTATCATTTACGATTGTCATTTTTACAATGCGCTCATTATTCACCATGTAACCTAAATTCGTTGGATCCGTTGTATTTAATTCTTCGCTATTCATTTTGATTTGCAGGGATGAACCCATGCAATACATATCCCCACCGTAAAAGGTAGCTTGTTTCTTTGCTATTAGTTCGTTTTCCTCGTCATATATTTCTATGATTCCTTCAAACTCTAAAGAAGGAAGTAGAATATCAATGCCTGTATGAGCTGCAGCTACAATGTTAGTAGACAGTATATTATCTGCAGTATCTTTTAATACAACCTTATAATTTTCATATAGTTGGCGCAGACGTAACATGTTGCTTGTTGTCATAATAATTTTATTGATGTCTAGCGGTACAAATCCCTCTGCAGTTCCTCTTTTTAAAACAACACCAATTCTTTTTGCTGCTAATGAGTCGTTATTCGCATAATCAAAAAATGTATCTGTCTTTGTGTAAAAGTCCCATTGATCTTCCTTACAAATTGCCATCCACTCTTTATTGATTTGTGAACCATTAGCAGCATAAGATTCAAGGAATTCAACCTTATTCTTTTCGTTTTGATAGAGCAGTAAGCCACCCTCATCTCCTTCTTTTGTAGGAGCATAATCCGCAATAACCTGGATTGCAAAGTTACCTTGCGGTTTATCGATTAACAGCATAACGTCTTTATCTGCAGAATGATTCATACGTAAGAAACCTTTTTTGATAGCATTGTTAAATGCACTTGATAGTGACATAAGCCATTTGGGATTTACGTAATCAAAATCGTCTACAAATATTTTTCCGCTTTCTTTTTCGTATAGCGATACTTGTTTTTTTCGAGAATTAAAGGGAATTAACTCTCCGGCCAAAATATCGATTGCATCAAAATTTATATTAAGGCCGGATAAACTCACTGTATGAACACCCTCAGTTAAATCGAATTTCTCATAAACTAGTGCCTGATGCCTTGTGGAACCATTTTTATAAGAGATGTTTTCGGGTGGCATGTTATCGATTGAAATTTGACCTACATCATACGCAGAAAATAATAAGCCTATAATTCGTAAAGCTGTCCCGAAAAAATTGAATTGTACAGTTACTATTTTGTTGTTTTCTCGACAAAAGTGTAAAGAACCTCCATAGGGTCCAATTGATTTAGATATGTCCCATGCTCCAGAATATTGAAAATTGCTATCCGTATCATCAAACCGTTTCCAACCTGGTTCCGGTTCTTTTAATACATCACCAACTTTAGCACCTAAATCTGCGTAATCAATAGCAGTTAAAAACGTATAAGTAGATCCAGATACACCGGAAGCCCTTCCTTCTGTAGTTACTTTAACGTTATGTTCACCTTTAATTAGATTAAGTTGCTCAAATACGACAAGAGAGTAGCCGGCAGAATAAGCAGGTACCGAACCAACATATCTTATATTATCTATAGTGACTGTAATGTTAAATGCATGAGTTGTAAAATTTTTCAATAATATACGCACTGCAGTCCCTGTAAATTTAAAATAAAATGAACGACCTAAAGAGTCACCGACATACCAGGAACTATTCCGCTCTAAATCGTTAGAATCCCCAACTGCACGCCATTTATCTCCTGTAATATTTCCGGTTATGTCTACATTTGAAAAAAACTTACCTGGTTTTGCATTCTCTAAAGTGCAATATTCACGGGTCCACCCTGGTTCTGGTTGCAATAGGTTTTTTCCTAATTGACTTGCCATTTTACCACCTTCTCTTTATCTTGTTTTCTTCCAGTTTGAATTTGTCCACCACGATTGGCGACTATGTCGCAGCCATAACTTCGGATCATTATTCTCTTTTTCAATCACTAGTAATTCATCTGGTTTTTCTGTATCTAGTACTCTCGCCATTTTGAATCGTTCATTATCCTCTAGAACTGATTCTCGTTCTGGCATACGTTCAAACTGTTCATATTCCTCTGCAACGCTTTCTAATTCATGTCCCCTATCAAATGTATCAACTTCGTTAGTCACAGCGTCTACAATAGCCTGTCGCTCTAATAATTCTTGTTCACTAACGATTGCATATCGTTCAGATTCCCTTGCTGCATCTACAGTTTCAATTACATTTGTATCTCTCGTTATAACTTCTTTATCGGCTGGTGTTATATCAGAGATAATTCCGCTTTCAAATTCACGTATACCGGTAAAGGCTTCTTGCTCTGTAATAAGAGCTTGTTGTGTATCCTGTTTATAAGAAATATCTAATGATATATGTTCAGTATCTAAGATAACTGGAACGATGTCAGAAGCCACTTCTTCAATTACTGCAGTTGTATGTTCTTTTATTGCTTTTTCAGATTCAATTGTTTGATCTAGTTTCATCTGCATCACATTTAATGATTTAGATGAATTATTAAATAAGGAAATACGTGTTTCTAGTTCTTTTTGAACACGGCCGAACAAATCGAATTCTGGAAGATATACAGGAATACCAAGGCCCTCAAATAAATCAAACTCTTCTATGTTAGCTTGAAATTCTTTTTCTGTTTTATTGGCAACTTCATTAGTATCTACATGGGTAATAATTAAGCGTTCTTTTAATCCGAATGAAGAAATTTCATCTACATGTGTAAGTACCGCAGTACCTTCTATATCTGCTTGATCCAGTTCAACTACAGTTGCTTGCAACTCATTTTTCACTTCTGCAAAAGTAACGTCTGGCGATACGCCTTGTAATTCTTTTAAGATACGGTGAGAATAATCTGCAGTAGTAATACCGGCATTTATTTCATGTAATCTCTCCGCTTCTTCTGCGACAATTGTCTGTATCTCGAATATGTTTTGCGATTTATTTGCATCGTCAGTTCCGGAAATATCTTTAACAGATAATACCCGTGAAGCATTTTTAACTTCTTGTCTTACCTCTACAGCTGCTGTAAATACATTTTCTTTATTTGCGATTTCTTGTTGATCGGCATAAATAGAATCAAGTGTTTCTACGATACGTTCAAATGCGTGTGTTGTATCTACATTCGCATACTGTTCTTTTGTTCTTGTAAATGATGCAGCTTCATTTCTTTCGGTATCAAATACATTTATTTTCTTGCTTACTTCATTACTTGCAATAACATCTGCACCAAGTTCTATTGTTCGGATAGAGTGATCCAGGTTAATTTGTTTTACATTTATGTCACGAATTAAATACGCACTTTCTATATTTTCATAAGGGAGCAGGTTCACGCTTTCTATTTCTTCTAAGCGGTTCGATACATATTGTGTAGCAATAGATGTTTCAATGTCCCTTTGCATACGAGCAAATAAATCATAATCCGGAAGATAAACCGGTATACCCATACCATTGAACAAATCAAATTCTTCTATAATCCCTTTAACTTCTCGCTCTTTTGTACCAAATTCAAATTGTACTGGAGCATGAAGAAGTATTTCTTTTTGCTGTATATCACCAGTTTCATTTTCGACAATAGATACAGGATATATATTTGGAACTGCAGTAGATAAAGTAACTTCTGCATGTGTAGCTTTTAGCTCCCTGGTAACAATATCGCTCGTTTCATTATGCATTGATACAGCTTCATAATCCGTTGTAACTCTGTCGGCCATAAGGTCATTATAAAAACACTCACCGTATACAATACGCGCAACATTTACCCATTCCGGTAATACTTCCACACCTGCAGCGAATTCACGTAACTTACCTTTTAGTAAATCCTGCTTTATGATCGGCGCAACTTCATATTCATTCGTTATAAGATTTGTTACATCAGAAGCGTGTACCATTGCTTCTATCTCGCTTGGTTTTGTGCTCTCTACCCCTTCGATATGGTTTATATCGAAAATTCGCCTATGTTGTGGTGATGCTTCTGCAGAAATTAGTTGAACAAAAATATTGTCCATTCGTTGCGAATGCTGCATTTCAATATTGGCCACATTTATATTTCGATTTAAATCAAAATCAGTTGTATTTGAAATGTAGGCTTCTACCTCTATTTGTCGCAATGCATTCTCTACAACATCTGTTAAAATCCCTTTTGCTTTTACTTTTGTGGCGGTTACTCCTGCGTTATCTTCTTTAACAGCCTTATATCTCGCATAAGGAGCAATACAAATTGGATAATCAACATCATTTTTATTTTCTGTATTTGCTGGTGTAATAGAAAAAGAATAAACTTTTTCATTCCTATCTGGTCCAGAACCAACGACAACAACATGACTTTTTTCTTTGGTACATATAGAAGGGGAAGCAATAGAATAAACTTTTTCACTCATTCTTCTGCTACCCCCTTATGCTTAAATATCTTCTTTGTAGATTGCTAAACCAATTGGATTAAATGGTGTTGCTTTTGCTTGTGTCATAGGACAAACGGGCGTTGTCGGTAATGTGTAACGATATAATTGAGCCATTTCATAAGCGCCTGTGATTTCAGAACCAATAACCGGTGCTTCGTTAAATGTAACGGTCTTATCGTCTGCATTGTATACATAATCCGTTTTTTCTACTTCTTTACATGAAATGAATAATCTTAACGTTTCGCCTTTTGGCTTATGTTCTAGATGAAATACTTTACGGTGTCCGTCACCTTGTCCAAGTACTTCATCTACAACTGTTTTTTCAATTTCTAGTTCGTCTGCTTGCTGGATATTCTTTGGATGAACTGCATATACATCATCCAGCTTTCCAACATAGCCATCATTTGGATGCACAATATAAATTTGAGATAAATGATATTTACCACTATAAACCGATGGATTAAAGCGTCCTTGTCCACTATCTACTGACATATCATGAGTAATGAAAGCTAAATAATGATGCTGGTACATGGCTCCTGTACTTGATTGTGATAATTGAACCGTTTCGTTTCCGTTTGATGTATCAGAACCGTAATCAAGTGGCGCATTACCGATTTTCTTATTTGGTGAATATACAAATTGATCGCCTGGTCTGCAGCCGCTTAAAATAATCATGTTTTTTCTTGGTGCCACATCGAATGTATATAATTTTCCGATATACAATGGAACGAATAATGCACGAACTGGATTTGGTGTAGGATCTACACGCATAAACATAATTAGGCGGTCCTTATTGGCGTTCCCATACAGATAAACAACAGAATCACGATTTAACTCCTTAGAGAAACGCTGCTCTGGTGTAAAACTAATTGATGTATAAGGCGATGGGTTCACAAAATTAATCGTAGAATATACTTCGCCCATAATACTTTCCATCTTTTGTACATCGAAACTTGTTTTTGCCGTTAATGTATCCAGTGTTCCGTCTTCTTTTGGTAATAAGAAATAAATACCGCTAATCTTAATTGTTGTATCTGCTGCGGGTGCGGTTTTAAATACAATTTCCGTTTCAGTGAACGAATACTCGCTAGGATCAACAATAGTATTATCCTTGTAAACTACGGTCCTGCTTTCGTCAAAGTTAGGGAATGGCAATGCGAAGTTCTTTTTCGTTCCATTTCCTTTTCCTAATTCCCCTAATTTATCACCGGAAAGGATCTCTTTTTCAATAAAGTATCGATTGAAAGTAAATAGCAGCATATCATTGTTTGGCTCATATGTGTTGATAGCTAATCTATATTCGCATGTTACTTTATCGCCTTTTGCAATAGCGGTAGTGAATGTTATTTTTCCTGTAGTTGCATCCACCTTATATTTACTCTTTTCTTGCTCAAACCCATTTACATATACAATGACAGAAGGGCCAAGAACAGGAGAAACAGGGATAGAGAAGTCTTTCTTTACTCCATCCCCCATCCCTAATTTACCTAATGGAGAATCTGCAGAAATAAACCGGCTATCAGTGAAATCAGAATCAGCAGTGTCATACGCATTTGCTATACCGAATCTTCTACATTCTCCATCACTTCCTAACGATTCAAACAACCTTACATCAATAAATTTTGAAATGCCGCTCTTAATTTGGAAAAATAGCGTTCGTTTCCAACCGTTATCTGCAAATAGTTTTTCTAATTCTTGCGGTAATGTTTGTAAATATACGACTTTATCAAACCACATATATGTACACTCCTTTATACTGTTTTCTCAAAAATACCTAATCCAGCAGGACGATACGCCGTAGCAGGTCTTTTTGTAATTGGTGAAATAGCATCTACATTAAAGAATTTGTAAATGTCATGCGAATCCGGACAAGTATTCTTTCTAACTTTTAATCTATCGCCATTTAATAGACCTAGTGGAGACAATAGGATCATATAAGGTAAATATCCACGTACACCTTCATCTGGATGAACAATATAAGCACGGGAAGTATGTACTTTATTGCTATAAACAGACGGGTTAAATTGATATTTATATTCATCATTATCTTGCGACTGCCATGATAGTGAGTATTGGCCACCGTCTGTCCCTACACGATCTGGTGGCATTGCGTTAGGTGCTACATTCCAAGCAATATAATGAGCCTGGTACCTCGCTCCCAATCGTGAACGTTTAATAATTACGTTATCGATGCCGTTACCTGGAGAACGCGGATATGACTTCATAACAGGCATATAGGACTCTACATTTCTATATGGTTTCGGGTCGTTAAAATCGAATTTATGTGATGCATCCTCATTGCCTGTATCGAATGCGGTTCCTGCCCACAATGCATCACCTAATGTATCATCATTTGCGTAACTCTCTAATTGCCCCATGTAAAGCGGTGTAACTGGAACTACATTATTTTCAAAAGCTGGTGTATTATCAGCTTGTATTAATAAAACAACGCGACTTTCATCAACTTGGCCATTAATTCGAACCAATGAATCCGGCCACCAATTTGTTTGAGCATTGATACCTTGTAAATTTGTATTTCGTAATGTTACTTTCACCCAAGGGGACATCATGACTTGTGTTTCTGCTTCATCATAAGAGTAAACTTTATATGTACCGAAACCATTTGGATTTGACTTTTGAGTAATTCCTATTTTAGTTAATTCCACATCTAATAATATTTTCTCAAATTTGTTAGGTTCATAAGGGAGAACGAGTACACCTTCATCAGCAACGCTTGGTTCATTTTCAATCATGTAAACGTAAAAACAAGAACGATCCCTACCACTCTCTAGACGTTTTTTACCGTCTTCAGCAAAAGCTTTCTTTCCTTCTTCATTTGTGAAGTTGTATTTAACCTCTGATTTTTTAATTGACCATTTTGAAGTTTGAGCAATCCCATAAATAGAACCGCTATTGTTCTTCACTAACATGTGTTTACTCATGCCAAATTCAAATTTTGTATCATCGTCAGATTTCTGTTCCATATCTGGATAAACAGCTCTGAAAAATGATTTTACTTTCTTCCATCCGTTAGCGATTACCAATTTAACAATTTCGTCTTGGAATTCGCCTTCTGTATACATTTTTTCAACGTATGCCATCTATTACACGCTCCTAATCTCTTAATAGTTGGTAATTAAGCCATATAGCCTTTTTCTCTGCGGATGCATTGTGGTATTCAAACTTTAGCTCTGCATTAGCAGGTATAGGTTTTACAATGGAGAAATTAAATCCCTCCGGCACATCTTTTACATAAACCTCTTTAAATACTTGTTGGCCATTAATAAATAAATTCCAGTAGTCCGAGTCACTGTAATGTGAAGCAGCAACAGAAAAAGCAATCATTTCTGTTTCGAATGGTAATGAAAACTTATCTAAATGAATTTCATCATGTATACCAACTCTTCGCCCTTGTATGAATGGCTCTGTTTTTGTTGGGAAGTAAGGTGCGTCGAATCTTCCACCAGCCATATAGGTAACAGCAAAACTCATCAATACGCCCCCTTATCTTAAAAAGTGCAATTCAAACCAAACTGTTTTATCAAGAATTCCTTGATTATGGAATCGAAATACAATTGTGTCTCCTGCTTTTACTGCTTTATAAACCATAAAATGCATACCTTCCGGGATCCGCTTTGTATAAATATCTTGGCAAACGGTTTGCCCGTTCACGATTAAATCCCATTTATCATCTAATTCGTAAATAGAAGAACTAACACTAACTGCATAAATCTCCATGTCTGCAGGTAATGTATATTTCTTTTCATCGGTTTTAAATGATGTAGAATCCATAATGAAACCAGGTATGAATGGTTCTGTTTTAGTTGGATGAAAAGGTGGATCTAATCGGCCACCAGCTAAATAGGTTGTTTCAAACAAGAGCAATCACCCTTTTTCTTGTATTAAAAAATTCCCGTGCATCATTACGACACATCGGGAATTGGTAAATCAGATAGTATACCGTTACCTTTATTAAGAAGTCGCGGCTGCACACGTTCCAATTGTTTTTGTGCATTATATATTAATTGTATCTCCATCTCTTTTCCGGTTACTTTATGAGAGATAAGAACTTTTTCTAGCATACCTTGTGAATTAAAGGCTAAATCATAGTGTAAATATTTATCTCCATCGACTGCAGATAAACGAGCACCATCACGAATAAGTGTATACCCTTCGGTCATGCCTTCTTTAAACACGTCATTTGGATCATTCCCAGGCATTGGTTTACCACCGGTATATATTTGCCTGTCAATTAATCCTTTCATCAAATACATGATTGGATCATATAAGTTTTTTTGCATTATCATAGAATCACCCCTAGTTCACGCGCGTCACAGACCATGTTTTGGCTGGACGCTGGATATAATAGTGATTTGCATCTTGATTTACCCGAGGAAATGATAAATCTGGTAAAGAACCATAATCAAACAAGATATTATTTTTCGTATCCAGTACTTGCAAACGTCCTGTAAGAATCCCTTTTGGGTTTCGTACTGCTTCAAATACGATAATATTCACGCCATATTCAAGTGGAATATCTACATATGTCGGATTGTTTCGGATGAAATAATTCTCTTCGATTAGTTTATCATTACAGTAAATATTTAATAAATCGCCATCCTCTAAATCCCAATCCCAAAGTTTTAAACGTAATGTATCTACATTTACTGTAATACCGGTTATATCTGTATAAGGAGCAGGTTCATACCCATAGTTAACAGTTAAATCTAAAGTTTGATAGAATCCATCATCTGCAGAAATCATTGTATTAATCCCTTTAACAAAGTAATTCCACTGTTGACCAGAATCTCTATTGTAAACAGAAATAACATCAAATAATTGAATCCTTGGATCACCAACTACTGCTACTGTTAATGTTCTGAACTTCTGAATTGCTTTTAAATGATAAGCTGCAGCAACCGCTCTTCTTGCAAAGAACGTTGTCGCCCAGGGCACTTCTATCATTTCCTCTCGTAAATCACCCTGCGATACATTTTTTAATAGAAACGAATTAAGAAATCCGTTTGCGTAATCTCCACATTTAACAACAATACTATTACTTATATCCTGATCAGTTAGCTGCATATCTAAAGAAATAAGGTTTTCCCCTTCTCTAAAACTAAACTTTGCAGGTTCATTAATTGCATAGTCTGGCATTTTCATAAACGTACAACTTCCGTCTGGTTCGTGTTTAATATAATGGAATGTTGTATCTATAATATCGCGAACAATTTCATCCCATTTTTGAAATCTCTTACCGGTTGCTCCTTCTACAATCCAGCTCTGATTGGTTCCAGGAATATTTACTCTGTTACCATGTAGAACAACCCCAGCTTTTTGAAAGAAGAACTTCACAACATCATAAACATTACCGGTAGGTGCAACAATTTCATCTGATCCAGGTGTCGGGATTACTGATTTATGTAAAACCTTCTTATAGGATGTAGTGCAGGTAACTGAAATAGTACCGCTTTCGGCATTTACCTTCACATCAGATACAAAACCATGTATATACGGTAATGCTTCCTCACCGTAGCCAATAGACACTTTAAATTCAGTCTGCGGATATAGCTGGTTTGTATTTGTTACCTCACTGTTATAAAACCATTCTGAAATAGAAGAGAACTTACCATACCAGTTATCAGGGGCCATTTGTCCGTATTCATTCGCAAAGGTAATAGTAAATGTACTAGCAAACTGATCGGCGTTCTCCTGCACTTCTAAGCCTATTACACGGTGTTGTATTTGTACGTAAGAAGAAGAGTCTCTTCTTTTCATATAAACAATTAAATTAGGGGAGTTATTCCCAACCTGGAAATAGCTCCCCAACATTCTAATTAAAGAAATAGATCCTTCTCTCACATTCCATCAACTCCTACTCCTGCTTGTGACATAGATATTAATTTGCATTTTGCTATGACTAGCGTTCCTTTTCGTATTGCATCTACTTCATTCGGTGGGATAATACCCCCATAGGTACCATAATCACCTGTAATAATATGAGGGCGATATATTTCCCTCATGAACTCACGCCAATGATCGATATCGTTGAATAGAGCCGTAAATTCTACTTCACAACCTTTATTCCCCGCACTCTGGTAACGAGGATATCCGTGCATGACATTATAAGTTTTTAAGCCATCTAGTGATTTCGGTAATTTTGTTTGTTCAATCTTTTCGATATTAGGTACATGTCCAAAAGCATAATAATGTACGTCTCGTATATATGCTACATCAGAAGATCCATAACCGATTGTTGTAAATTCAATCGTTTGTGGACCTGCACCTACAAAGATTTCTCTCGCTTCCCAATCATAAGGACCTCGTGCTCTGAATCTCTCAATCCCATTAACCCGAACTACAAAGTATTTATTTGGTAGCATTCCATCAGAACCAATAGGAACCTGGGACAAAAACGAAAAATTATATGTCCCTGGCCATGAGAAATCAATGGTATATCTTATTGTGTCTTTTAACTCTGCAGCCTTTCCTAAGAGATGGTATGAACCAGCTCTTCTATGCAATGTTTTTAATATACTCATACATTTCGCACCGCCATTCCCATTAGATCATCAGCAACTACGTTTTGTAGCAGCTTTCTCATTTTTACAAAGTCGTCTGCAGATTGTAGTTTTTCAACAGCGACTTTAAATGTAGCATTTTGAATTGTTACGCCATTATCCGTTTTCTTCTCAACGTGGGTTTGTCCAGCAAATGGATGTGCAGTTTTACCAATTAAATCAGCAGAACGTGCGCCCATTTGTCCAATTTGATTAGATACATCGGTTACTAGTTTCATTGGTTTAGGTGGAACGACAGCTTTATTTAATAGTTCAGAAGCTTTGTCTACTGCAGGAATCATTTTTTCCATCCCTACACCAAGACCTTCTGTAATATATCCCCCGTATTCCATCATTAACCGGGATGGGCTTCGGATACCAAAGAACTTTAATACGGCTTTAGGTATTCCCGAAACAACGCCTTTAGCTTTTTTTATAAGCCAATCTGCCATCCCTGACATACCTTCACCGATACCCGCGATAATATCTTTTCCCCAGCTAACTGCATCTTTTGCTACGTTTTTTACTATAGAACCAACCTTGCTAAATACATCTTTTACAGTATCTACAACCCCTGTAAATGCACCAGTGATTGCTTTTTTTATAGTTTTAAAGCTACTAACAATAAATTCTTTTATACCGCCAACAACATCGGTTATTGTGTTATATAATTTGTTGAAATTAGTAATTACAAACCCAACAAATTCACGTACTGCACTAATGATTATGAACTTTATAAAATTCCAAGCTGATTGAATAAAGTTTTTAACTGCATTCATCACGGAAGTAATTATGTCTTTAATAAAGTTGAATGCTGTTTGAACAGTATTTTTAATGAAATTCAATACAGTAACAAATACTGTTTTTATAAAATTCCATGCTGCAGAAATGATAGTTTTAATAACATTCATTACTGTTGAAATCACATTTTTTATGAATTCAAAAGCAGCACGAATAAATGTTTTCAAGAAATTAAGTACAGTGGTAAAGATCGTCTTAATGATATTCCATGCTGTACGGAATATCGTCTGCCATAATTTAACGGCTGTTAGGAATAGAGTCTTATAGTAGTTAAAAGCACCTACTATAATAGTTTTGATTAGGTTTAAAGCGAAAGAGAATACAGCTTTAATTGCATTCCAACCAAAGGTAATTATATTTTTCATTAAGCTAAAATAAAATTTAACTACTTTTACATAACCATCCCAAGCTTTAGAAAATATTTTACCTATGAATGACATTGCAGAACTGAATACCTTTTTCGTGCCTTCCCAAAATCCAGAAAAGAACTTAGACAACCCATTCCAAGCGGATTTCGCACCTTTTACAGTTGCATCCCAACCTTTAGAGCAGGCATCACCAAGCCATTTAACTGCTTGTTTGGTGTATTTAACAATGTCATCCCAATTTTTATAAATTAGATATACTAATCCTACAATTGCTAGTATGGCGATTGTCCAAGGATTCATCAGTAAGGTCATCATGGATCTGCCCAACAGTGCTAGGGCTTTTCCTATTGCACCAAACATACCAATAAGTTTAGGGCCAACCTTTAACAATCCTGCAAATGCAGTACTTCCTAGAAAAGCAACGGCTCTTCCTATCATTCCGAACATACCTATTAATCTAGGGCCAAGTTTTAGGATCCCTGTAAATAGCATTGGTACTTTTGTTAATACTGGTACAAGGAATCTAAACGAACCAACAAATGCACCTACTCCACTTGTCATAAAGCCCATCATGGCAATTAATGGCCCTAATACAGCAACCATACCTAAAATTGCTACGATACCAATTTGAATTGGCTTAGGAATAGAACTAAATGCTTTTGCAGCAACTTCTACCGCTTTAATAATTGGAGGGAGTGCCACTTCTGCAATATCTAAAATAGCTTGTCCTAATGGTTCTAAAGATGCCATTGTAGTACGCATTAACTTTTGCCAACGAACACCAAAAGCTTCTTGCTGTGTTTTCTGCATTTTGCCCATTGTGCCCTCAACATCGCCTAACGCACCATTTGCATTATTAAGTCCTAATACAGCTTGAGCACCCATGTCTTCCCATTTTGTCAATTTTGTTATCGTAAAGGCTTTTTATCCTTTACCTCCGGGGATTTCTCCGCATGATAGGATGTTAATTCATCCTCGGTTCAGCATATATTTTCAATCTCAATGATTGTCGTTCACTCGTGGGAGTATTTTATTCTGCTGAGCAGTTTCAACTCCTATGCGTTACGGTGAGCTACACTTTTTAAAATGTGCTTTACCACGGTATTAGCGTATAAATTACAATAATAAAAGAGCACTTATAATAAGTACTCTTGATTGTTTTTATATGTTATAAATTGTTGTTTTGTATTATTTTTCAACCCATATATCGAATGAAATTTGTTATGACAATTCTCACAAAGTGTTACACCATTATTCACATCGATTCTTTTTTCTACACACCAGCTATATCCATCTAAATGGTGAGCTACCAAAGTTCCACCTTTACTATAACCACAACACTGGCAAATGAAATTATCTCTTTCATAAACTTTACGTCTCCACACGCCGTAGCCTTCAATCAAACGACCAAGATCTCTATCTTCGTCCGATTTGTTTGGATTGTAATTAGGATTATCTTTACCAAACCGCTGTCTACCGTACATTGGATTATTCTCTCCACTAAAATCGATTGTAGAAAGGATGTTTGGATTTTTATCGGTTTTAAAGACATGAGTTATATAACAATCAGCGCAAATTTTATTATCTTTTCGTCCTGTTGTGTAGCGTTTCTTACATATCTCACATTCATGACTATATTTTGATTTATCTCTTTTTCTCTCGCAGATTTTACAATAGCTAAAAGCTCTATATTTTCCTGCATTAAATCTTACATTAAATTCGCTTAATTGTTTTTCTCCCCCACAACTTGCACAGTATTTAGATCCAGGTTTAGATTCTGGTTTTATCGGTGTTTTTCTTCGTCTTAAATTTTCGCACTTCTTACATCTGTTTCGATAACCATCTTTTTTATTCTTATCTTTAACAAATTCCGTGATAGCTTTAGATTCATTACATGTTTTACAAATTTTGTACATAATAAAAAAACCTCCCATAGGTTTCTTTTCCAAAGAATCAATGCGAGGAAAGTGTTTGGGAAAACACCTTTCGAAAAGGTTCATGACTTCCTTTTCTATCCTCTTATACTATAACATACAATTATTGTAATTTAGTTAGCCTTCACCGTTTTTGAACGATTTTAATTCGGCACAACTTATCGTCTACCGAATACTGCGACACCTAGTTGATTGGCTTTTACTTTGTCATCCATTTTCCCTAAGTCGCCTAAAACAGCATTGAACACATCTGCAGAAGTACCTTTACCTTTGTTGAAATTGTCCCAAACCTTTTGAGTTTCTGGACTCATTTCTGCAAAGGCTTCTGTTACACCTTTTGATCCATCTTGTACACGAATACCGAACTCTTTCACAAGATCGTTTATGTAATCGAGATTATATGAACCATCTTGCGTTCCATTTGCCATAATGGTAAACATCTCTTCTGCAGAAAAGCCTGCTTGTTTAAATAAAGGTGCGTATTCGGAAATGTTATCGAACATTTCATTTGAGAAGTTTAATCCTGCTTGTCCACCAGAAGCTAAAAGGTCAAATGTCTCTTTTGCACTTAAACCGAACTGATTCATAAGCTGTCCGGCCCCTCGTGTAACCTCATTCACATCCGTGTCAAAAGTTTTCGCAAGAGTCATAGCGTTCTGCGTAGCTCCCTGCATTTCATCGAAAGAAAGATTCTTCATGTTTTGACTTACTTGTATTACAGCTTCATCAACTTCTTGAATACTTTCTCCAAATCCATCTTTCCAGGTATCTTTTGCAACATTACCAAGCTCTTTTGTAGCTTCTTTTGATAAACCAAGTGTAGATTCTAGCTTTCTATTAGACGCATCAAAATCAGACGCTACTTTTACAGCAGCAGCACCAATACCAGCTAAAGGCAATGAAACACCTGCAGTCATATTTGCGCCTGTTTCTTGCATCTTACTACCTACATGGCTAATTGATTCCCCTGCTTTTTGAAACTTATCATGCATTCCATTTGCAGTTTTTTGTACACGATCTTCGAATTGTTGTAAATCTTTATAAGCGCCTTCTGCTTTAATACCAATCGTTCCGAACAGTTGGAACATTTCAGCTAACATTTACGCACCCCCTTTCACGGGGCCGATAACCATTTTATTCTTCATCGTCTTCTTGGAAGTGAGCCATGATTTGAGCAACATGCGCTTCACACTCTTCTTTCGTCCATACTTCACCCATTTCATAAGATGATTCTTTATCGTCCTGGGTGTCAGTTAGTCCAAAGGCTTGAAGATAATCATTAAAAGTAGTACCTTCTTCAAGTTGACGAGTTTGAAAGCCAATGAACGCCATCTTCTTCCACTCATTTAGTTCTTCTTGCTGCTCTTCTTGTGCAATTAAAGAAAACAGGTCCATTAAACGCGAATACGGTATTGATAAGACATAATCATCTGTCCATCCATACCGTTTTTGGATCTTATCGAAAGCACGTAACATGTTTTGTTCGGCTTCCTCTAAATATTCATCTGAATTTTCGTTTAAGCTTGAATCGGAGCTGCTGCTGATTGGCTCCATTTCTCGCTCTGAACTTTCACGAGTCCCTTGACCTGGTTGAAAAAAGTCATTAAGTCTTCACTTTCTAATAGGCCCTGTATAACAGCAACCATTGCTTCCGGAGGGAACTGTCTAAATTCTTCGGCTTTCACTTTTAATAAACTAGCAAAGAACTCTGTAAAATCATCCTCACAAGCAGGGATCATCGTTAGAACACGAAAGGCAAATTCTAATCCTTTTTGTTGCTGCTTCTCTTTAAGTGCAACTAATTGTGCTTGTCTTTCTTCTTCTGGAAGAGATTCTGCTGCTTGAGTTAGTTCATCCATTACTTGCTTATCCTTACCGAAAGCAGCAAAGTTAGCCATTGCGCTGCGTCCAACCTTCGAAATAATCTTAGCGAATCGCCAAACATCCGTTACATTTAATCGTCGCATTGTTACTTTTTCACCTAAGATTGTAATTTCTGTACCGGTATTCATCATTTTTTCTAATATAGAAGTCATTTTGTCCGCTCCTTTTTTGTATTCCGTTCGTTTTATGCAATAGAAAAACGACTACCATTTATGCGGTAGCCGGTGCTTTTTGTACTGTTGCTTTCTTTTTCTTTGGTAAATAGATTTCGTATGGTGGTGTAGTTGGTGCAGATTCACTGTAATGACCGATAAACTTACATTTCAAACCAACCGTTCCTTTACCGTCTTTTAAATCCACTTCAATAGATGAAACTACCATTGCATTACGAATTACAAAAATTACTGGTAACTCACTACCCGAAATCATACCAATTAGTGCAATATCATGGTAATTCGAATCTGGAATATCATTTGAAGGTTTCATAATATCGTAATCAGTTTCAGTTGTACTATCTACCGTCATCCCTGGTAAAGCTAACTGCAGGTTTTCTTTTGTAAACTCTACTAATGTAAGTTCTACATGCGGTTCATCTTTTAATAACCACTTACCACGCACCATTTTACCTAGTACACCATCAATATCTGCATCATAATACTCACGATCAAAACCAACTTTTGTTCCGCCTGTAGTCGCTCCTACAAGTTCACCTAATTCTTTTACACTTTTAAATCCTTTGTACATGACACCAGGACCGATAACAAAATTATCTGTAGTCCCTTCACGGACACCATTAATTAATTTCCAGCTCATTTGTCCTACCCCCTAATACAAGTCCGTTCGCATGGTTCGGACAAGAAATTTTACATTTATATGAATGATAGATGGGTCTTCGTCTGGTACAGGGATACTACCTGCACGATGTATAGAAAGTATCCCATTATCTTTTAAACCGACTTCTCTATCTAGTAACTTCTCAATACGTGTAGCAATTGCATTTGCCTTATCATAATCCCCGTTATCACAATACACATCAAAATTAAGAATCATTCGGTCTATAATTTCAACGTCATCCGGATTATTTGCTTCAATTCTTATAACTACATAAGGCATGTCCATATCATCTTGTGCGGTTTGGAATGTAAGAGCAGGGCCTTTATCCTCGCCTTCACCATATTCTGATAGATTAGCTTTTATTATTTCATCGTTCTCTACAAGCATTCTAATAGCAGCAATAACGTTAGACATCTATTACCCTCCCATCATTCTTTTAAGTTCTCTACGTTCTTTTTCAAACGCTTTTAATAGGAATGGACGGGCTTCCATATGACTTGTACCAGTTTCAAGCCATATTGCTTTTTTCAAATCGCTCCCTACTGCACCCAATACCTCTGATTGTGACCGTTTAATATTGTATTTAATCGAATTTAGCAAGTCACCGGTACGAACAGCAGGTGCTTCACCTGGTTTAGAAGCAGTATATTTACGACTCGTATGAGGTATTTTGTATTGCTTACCGCTACGGCTACCCGTGAGATTCTTCTTAACTTGATTTTGCAAATGAATAGATGCTGCTGTAACCTTTTCAACACACATAGCGTTAATATGCGTCTTTACTTGCTCCATATTACTTGAGTACTCAATTTCTACTGAATTTGCCATATATAATCATACCTTTTCACAATAAATCTCAATGTGATGATTCATAAATGCAGGATTACGCGGTTCGCCTTTTACTTCAAACATATAATCAACGCCTAATTCTTCACTTTTGAAATGGATACGATCATTAGGCTTAATTTTATAAGAAGCAGGTGCATATATCTTAAAGGTTGTATCGAAATTTTGTTTATCACGCTTGAACTTCTCATTATCAGCAGCAGAATTAGTAGTTACACGACAAGTCATATTCTCATAAATGTCTTCTTCTGTTTCTGCATAATTACCAGAGGATTGTTTCTTTTTCATTTTTCGTTTTACAACTACCTCATGAATATATAAATCATCCATATCACCATCATCGAAGTACGTATTCATGTAGCCATCACCGGCTTAACTCTTGCTCTAAACGCTCTTAAACCGTTGAGTATCTTATTGTTTGTATCAGGTTCATTTAACGCTTCTGGGCTAATCTGGTACGAATAATCGCCAATACTTTCCGAAGTCTTCATTCCCTTTCGCTGCAAGTTAGCACGAACTACTGCAGAAATAACCAAATCAATAATACATTTCCTCATAAGTACCTGCAGATCATCGTAATCTTGTATCTTATATTCGAATTCATACAATTGATTTTCAGATAAACCATAAACAATACGGCCATTTACAGTGATAGAATCGGTCATATCTTGTTTCGAATTAACATGAGTGACTTTTGCTATAGATTCAGCAGGAAAAGAAAGCCAAGCTAGTTTGCTTGTTTGAATGACTTCTTTCATTGGATTCTCCGGCTTAACTCTTAAATACTTCCTAACAATAACTGCATAGTAATCTATTAGTTCTTGAATAACCGTATCGGGCATTTTCTGCACATTTACGCGGTCTTTAATGTCCTGCATGGTAATGTCCATTATGTTTCTTTCTCCTTCTTATCGACTTCTTTTACAAGTTCAAAATGTCCAGTACTTACAAGATAATCAGCTTTATCATTTGCAACTGTTTCTTCTTGGCCATTCTTGAACTTTTGTCCATAAGCGGTGTAAGTACCGCCGTATCGCAGCGTAACTACTTTCATAATTAGCACCCCTTTCTCGAATGTAAACTAATCAATGAAAGTTTACATTCGAATTATTGGTTTTATTACTTCTACATCGTTTTCTATTAAAAATAAGAAAATGATAAAAAAGTATACATTCAAAACTCTAATAACAAAGAGTTTGTTTCCATAAAAAATACGCCTGGATATTAAGCTCCAAACGCATCTGGAATATTTGTTAGGATTGCTACTGCATCCATTTCTTGAATTACAGCATCATCATCAAAGTGAATTACATAGAATCGTTTATCTTCCATTACTGCAGATTTACCTTCTGTTGTTTTACGAATGCGAGTTTCATATGTGTTAACAGCAATAAAGTTACGTGGATCTGCAAGAATAATAATGTCATCTGATAAAGAAGGAACTGTAACAATTCCGTATCCCATCGGTTTATTAACTTGGTCTCCCGCTCCTAGTAATGCAGCATCACCTGCACCTGTAGGACGATTTGTTAAATATTCAATCCATTTTTCTCTACGATTTGGTGACATAATCCAACGTAGATTACTATTTTTATATTTATTTGGCATTACACCAGATAGGGCAAAGATTGATCCTTTACCAAATCCATTAGCTTTTGCTTCTTCCCCTGTACCAGTTACTAGTTTAGCGTGGTCAATAATATGCGATTCTTTTGATTTTAAAATTTTCTTCAACCAACCATCGTTAATTGATAAAAATGGATCAGATGATTCAACATCACCATTCCAGTGTAAATCCTCTAAATCAATACCTGTTTGACTTGACATAAGTGTCATTACAGTATCTTCAAAACCTTCACCTTCAATATTTTCACGCAGAGTTTCTTCTGTAATTTCCCAAGGTAGACGAAGTGCTTTTGTATTGTATGGAATAGTTGATGTAGTAACACCTGCACGGTAATCCTCATCTTTATTCTCTGTTTTCTTACGTAGAATGCGGCCGCCAATACCAACTTTATCAAGTACACCTTGTTTTGCTTTACGCATTTCTTTTCGATGTAATTGAGAGAATGGTGTTGCGTCAAATGCCATTCTAAAGAATTCTTTACTTTGCTCCGGATTTAATAAACCAGAAGAAACTGATCCTGTAGTAATTGTCTTTTCAATTCTAGATACACGTTTTAATAAATCCTGATTGTTCATTGTGCCCATATTAATATTTCCCCCTTATATTACAGGTTAATTCCTGCCCATTTAGACTTTTTAATTTGTTGTTGTCCTGGTGTAAATTCTTCGTCTGGATCTAAACCTTTACGAATAGAAGCCGCGTTTTCGATATTCTCAAGACGTTCAGCAAATGGCTCCAATGCTTTTTGAATAACTGCTGCAACTTTCTCTTCATCCGTTTGCTCTTCTGGTGTCGGTTCTACTTCTTCACCATTCACTTGTTTTTCAATCTTATCTAACTTGGTAGCTAGTGGCTCTACTGCTTGTTTAACAATCTCTGCAATATCTTCTGCTTTCATTTCATCTTCCTCCTGTGGTGAAGCAGCTTCTTTTATTTCAGTAATTAAAGCTAATGCTTCATCTAATTTTGTATGATTCTTTTGGGATAATACTTTCCCCGCTTTTTTAATACTTTCTAAAACAATGCTTTCTGCTTGTACACTGTCTTCTGATTTCGCAATGGTATAACCACCTTTAATAGAAGAAAGTATGTCCTTCATATCGTCAAGAGCAGCTGCCATACGGTCGATATCGGGATTACTTTCCCAAATCTCCCAATAGAACACATCTTCAAACAAATTAAAAACAGCCCGTAAATCACGCTTTTGTTTTTCATCAATAAAGCGGTCTTTTACTTCGCCTTTTGCGATTTTGTGAGTTTCACCTTTAACGAAATCTAGCATTTTTCGAATAAGACCTTTATCTTCATGAGTAAAATCTTCTTCCTTCGCGATTTCCACACGTTCACCAAAGCCACCCATAGAAAAACCGGTAACTTCACCTTTTTTAATTTCTTCCCAGGTGTCTGCATCATCGACACGAACAGTCATAAGCCATGTTCCTGCTTGTACTTCTTGTTCGCCTACTGTCATATCACTTTTAGCAATCCAGTTTTCAACAACTGTTCCTTTACCAGCAATTTCATCGTGTTGTTTATCGATATGTTGGTAATTTTCCATAAAGGTATAAGCAGCCTTTTCTATTTCTTCTGCAGTCATTGTATCCCCGTGTGAATCTTCTACATCCGGTTCATACACAACCCCTGTAACAAGCTGCTTATCTTCCTCTGTTTTAAGGATTGGAACTTGCTTTGATATATTGGGATGTTTAGCAGATTCGCTTTTCATAATGGCAAATTGACGACCGTTTGCGCCCTTTGTAACTAATGAAATATAACTGATATTGGCGTTTTTTAGTTCGTATCCCATCTTATTACCTCCTTCCCTATAAATATTGGGGTTCCACTGTCAAAACGCATAGCAGCCAAATTAAAGCCGTATACGTTTTGACGATGAAACCCCAATCAAATAGGTGTATTTTATTACTCTTCTGAAATCATAGTACAGCGACAATGTGGATGAGCTGGCGGACACATCTTTCCGTTGCTAAATAGATCATCAATATCTACTGTTTCACCATGTAAACCACCGCATTCTTTACAAACACGTTCATCGTTTCCAGTAAGCCATGTTTTCTTATTTCTATTTGCGCCCTTATAAGCAATTAAATTGCCGTAATTCATTGCATATGTTGTTTCTGTACGCGCAATCATCATTGCTCTGTAGTTGCTTGCTTCTGACATTACATCTGCAATAGAAACACTTAATGCATCGACACCCATTCCCTCACTAAGATTCTTTAACATTGTTTCTCTTAATCTATCTTTAGTAGTTTCATGAATTCCCTTTGCTAATTCAAAGGCATAAGCAGCAACCCATTTTGCAGCTACGTCACCAATTGGATCTAATACCATCCAAGTTAAACCATTTGTTGCAATGGCACTTTGTACAAATTCTGTTACATCATCCTGCAGCGTGTCTGTGACTTCATCGACAAACATTTGTCTTTCTTCATCCCAATCGACACTATCAAGAAATTCATCAACTTCTGCTTCTGCAATTACGAGATCAATCTCTTCATCTGCTTTATTAATACGAATTACGGGAAGCAGGTTTAAGAGCCGTTTTCCCTGCTCGGAAAAAAATCCGCTACCTTCTTTTGCATAGTTTTCTCTACTTCTTCATGCTTTTCCCTAAATGCATTAATAGAAATTAAGTTATCTTGCTCATTATCTGCCGCTTTTGCAATTGGTTCAGGCAGAGAAGACTCAGTTTTACCATCAAAGAATTTATCCCCTTCTGGTACAGGTTCATAACCGACTACTTTACGAGACTCATTCAGTTTTAATATTCCACCCTCATAACTGTCTTTCGCATACTTTAAATCTGCTTCACGGTCATCCGTATCAATTTCATTTAATTTGAAATGCCAATCTAAACTACCTAGTATTTCAGCGAATACACGGAACAATTGATTGTTCAATCGATGCTCTAGGATTTCTTGACCAGGCTCTATAATAGAGCGCTTGTACATCTCGTTCATTTCTTTAGCAGTTGTTTGCCCCAATGAACCTGTCATAGCCCAGCCGATACGATAAGGCGGTACACGATGGGCCACACATATCTCCATTGCGCTATCCTGTTTATATAAACGGAAACTACCTTCTTTTACATCTGGACTAATCTTTTCTAACCTTGCTTTCGCACCATCTGGCACAGGTACAACGGCTAATTTATGATGTTCTCCTTTTGTTTCTGCAGAGAAGAATGCTTTTAGTTCATTTTCTGTTCCAGAATCTACTTCATCGACTCCCTCAAGAAATAAAATGGAATCCGGGATGGTTTTACCTGTAAAAAAGTCGATATTATAATCTCTTGCTGCTTGTGAACCAACTATTGAACCTATAGAACTAACGTAATTAGGTATCCCATAATAAGAAGAACGAGAACCAAATTTACGAATAACAATTACTTCTCCGGCTTTTTCTGTTCCATTTCCTACAAGATCATCTGCACCTAAAGGCCTACCATCAGCAAGATGATAATCATCTGGATAATTAAACTTTTTAAACCATATTTCTTTATTGTTTACGATTTGAGCAAAGCGTATTTTGTCCTTATGAGCACGTACTGTATGTCCCGGTATATGATAAAGCTCTACCGGACTTTCACCTTTATTATCGCGAACAACTTCAATAATGCCCCAGCCAACTGTTTCATAATCCTCCCATACAGCTCTAAAAATTTCTGAACTTGTCATTTCTGGGTTGCACTTCCGCATGAAATTTTTTAGCATTTCATATTGCTCCTGGCTCGCTGCTTCTTTCACTTCTTCAAAAGGCGCGAAGTCAAAGCCGACACCTGCAATATCATCCACTTTCGCGCTAATACAAGCAGAATGAATAGGGTTACTTTCCTTTATATCCATCAGTACCTTCATATCATAAGGAGGCTTAACCAATCCCCTATCTCCATATATTTGTGCGAATGGGTCAACTGCCATTTGTTTGCTGTTATCTTCCTTATTCTTTGGGCCATCTGCGGATTTATTTATACTAAATACTTTTACATTTTTTATGGTTTTCTTGTCGCTCATATCCTTTGTATGTCCTCCTTTCTTCTATTAATAGAAAGCAAAAGAAATAGCCGAACAATAAATGCTCGACTACATTCTTTTAACCTTTCCACCCATAACTACTTTACGTTTGCTCATATCGTCCTCACATGCATAACGAGTCATATCGATACTATGATTGTCCTTATCTTGTAATCTGTTTTTCGGATTACCATCTTTATCAACTTCATAATCAATATTTTCAAATTCACCTGCAGTTTTTGGACAACGCTCGGGATCAATTATGATTTCTACTAAATCATCTAACCATTTTTCTCCGTATTCAACAGAACCAGGCCCTTTAACTGCACCCTTGATTCTCTTAATATCATGATCGTTTTTCATTTCATCGATTGATTTTGGTTCAGAAGAATCCGCAATTATTTCAACATCATCCCAGCCGAGTTTCTTAATCTTTTCAGCTAATGAACGGTTACTGATTTTAACACCATGTATTTCACCAAATATATAAAGCTTCCTGCGTGTTTTGTCATAATGCATACGACCAAAAGACAGCGCGTCATTCCCATAACCCCAGTCAATTCCTTGACGTATATTATCAAATGTTTTAATTTCTTTATCTGTAATACGTCTGAATTTAAGGCTACTAAATGGAACAACGCCGCTGCCTGTTGGTTTTCCTTCATACTCATGTTCATATTGCTGCGGTTTAAGCCTTTTCGTTTCTTCTGCTTCTTCTACAAACTGCTTAGAAATATGCGGGTTATCATGGTATGTACTATGATGTACAAATGTATTCTTTGGTCTGAATTGCGTTTCAAACTTCTTATTAACCCAGGATTGTTTTCTCTTCGGTGGGTTGTATGAGTAATACATTTTATATCGCAATCCATTCGGTAATTCTTTACGCAAAATAGATTTTTCTATTGTAGAAACATCTTCTTCTAATTTAAATTCGGCCAATTCTTCAAACCATGCAATAGCAACTGGATATTTTGCTATCTTAATAGATTTGATTTTTGCAGGGTCATCAGCACCACGGAATATCATTTTGTTTCCACGCGGCTTATAAATGATTTCCATTGGACTTTCTTTAAAACGAAATAAATGTTCTACACCTAGTATTTCTATAGCTTCTTTTATTTGCTCATAGCAGGATTCCCTTATTGTATCCTTTACTTTACGTATGCAAAGCACTGTAATAGGAAACTGAATAAGATCCATCACAATACAAATGGATATATCAGTAGATTTACCTGAACCACGTCCGCCTTTACAAACGATTTTTAATATCGATTCACATTTACGAGCTAACCAAACTTGATGAAATGCCGGTGGCAGTATTTCACCGATGTGCTTTTTAGTCATTTAAATCACCACTGATATTGTCTACAATGACAACTGGCTCAATATTGTTATCATCGTTATTAGTATTAGATTTAATTTTGTCGATTTGAACCTGGATAAATTCAAGTTTGGCACGTCGCTCATCATCTATATTTGCTAATCTGTCAAAATCTCTAATAAGAGCAGACAAAGTTGAAAGGGCCTTAGATTGAGCATTTAAGCAACTCGCTTGTTTATCCCAAGCAAATTGAATTTCCCACTCTTCTTCAAATCCACTTTCACTAAGTTTTTTCTTTCTTAGTTCCTTTGTCATGTCCTCTTTATTATTAACGAACATAATACGTTGAGCATGAATGATTTGAGCGTGCTGCAACATTATACTTTCCCATAGAATCGATAAAGGATCATTGTTAATCGCTTCCTCTAGCTCTTCTTTTAAATCATATAATTCTTTTGGTAAATACTTTCTATATAAACCATGAGTAGCAGCATTACCATTACGCAGTGGAGCAGAACCTCCGGAATTACCGACAGCATTTTTATTGCCTTTTTTAGCTCCACCGCGATTGTTTACAGCATTCTTATTGCCCTTGGGTGCTCCTGGTTTCTTTTTGGAGTACTCCGTATCTTTCTTTGGAGTACTCCGTTCATTTTTATGGAGTACTCCATTTAATTTGTCTATCCATCCATCTTTGGATTTCCATCCGCCAACCGTTTTTTCGCTTACAGTTTTTTCGGATGTAGACAACAATTCAGCGATTTTTCGATTCGTAATATCACCGTTATGTTCTTTAAATATTTCATACGCTTTATTACGGTCTGGACTTCGTTGTCTGGCCATAATTACATAACACCTGCCCCCTTATCCAATTGTTTGTACTTCCTTCTCTAAACACTCAATGCATATATAAGCATTATCCGTATTTGCTTCGCGGATATATGTTTTATCAAAATGAGTAATAGTTAATGGCATTTTTAATGTCCACATGCAGGGTTCATTACAAACAGAACATGTAGGAACTTTTATATTTTCTTCCATTTACACCACCTCACGATAATCGCTTTACAAAATAAAAAAGCAGCCGTTAAGCTACTTAAAGTTTTTTCTTATCACCAAATAAAATGATATATATATTCTCCCGTTATGCTTTCATCAACACCTGCAACCCTAGCAAATCTCATCATGTCAGCACCTTGAAGGAAATACATCGTTAGCATGACTGGCACCCGTGTCCACATAAAACGATAAAGCTCATCTACTCTTTGTTTAGTCGTAACAATTAGATCATTCGCAGGGCCATTAATCCAGATAGAAGTCCTAACTGAAGTAAACGGAAGGTCTTTCCCATTAACAACTATTCTTGCCATACTTTGCGTTATATCCACATCGATCCCCTCATTCCAAGAATCGAATCTGTTTCCCATATTTACATAAGTATTCTTAGCTATAAGAAATGTTTAAAGTGAGTTTCTATTTTATTTATATTAACTCCCACAAAACCACCTCAAAAGAATCATATTTTTAAAAATCCATAATGAAATTTGTTGTATGCACGGGAAATGAATAGATATTCAAATTCACTACCGATAAGGTTACTTATGTAAACAAGGTTTTTGGGAAATATGCCGTCATATCAACGTTTGTGACACTTTCAAGAACTTACTCTTACAACATGTTTTATACATCGTTGATTTTACGCTGTTTTTCACCTTGAACACCTACTTTTCCATGCATAAGTTTCACTTAGTTAACTATTTCTATTTTTATCGAAATTAACGTAACAAAATATATGATGTGTTACATTAGACTATACCTTTAATCAATTACCATTAAATGGGTTGAGTTGAGTTTGTTTTGTTAATCCTTATCTTTCCTTAACAACAAACAATGTGCCACCCAGATCACGGCAGCGCCTACGATAATTGCTATACACATGTTTGTTCTAATCTACATAGTAAAATAAAACACCCATAATGGACACATCATAAGATTAGTAACCCTATTTTCTGTCTGCTGATTATTATGTTTATAGAACCAGATTGTGCACATCTATATTCAGTAAGCGCATACCCTATTACATGAATACTACTTTAGGAGTGATTATATTATGAATCCTTTCCCGATGAGGATTGTTGTAGCTCCAACTTCGACTTGGCAACATTTAATTCACCATCCTTCATATGGTCAATATGGTATGCAACCTGGGCATATCCCCTTTACTCCTACAATTGCGCCTTCTCCTGTAATATACCAATATCATTATATTTTTCCAGCATTGTATTTCCAAGAGTTTCACGGTACATTTAACATCTAATCTAAATAGAAAAATATCCGTTACCTGTACCATTGATGACAATTCATGTTATACCTAAAACAGTATTTAAATACGTTTAATGTATAATTTCTATATAACAAAAAAAGCACCCGTTTTGGATGCTACTCTTGGTTTACTTCCTTCATACGGACCAATAACTCTATTCTCTTCAAGACGATCAATAATCTTTTCTGCACTAGTATAAGCAACTCTAAATCTACATTGAATCCGAGTTACTTATGCAGCTTGTTAGCTTCTTCTATAATGTTTCCCTGCAAATTCATCACTTAAATGTGTTTCCGTCATATAAATTCTACCTCCCACACAAATAATAAAAAGCGCACGAATGGACGCTTTGATATAAATTATTAATTTTTACTTCAATTACGGTAAATGAAGTTTTATCCTTCTTCCAATCACCTAATATTAAGTATCAATCTATTAATACACTATTAAGTAACTGGAAGAAGAGCAAAAGCTCTCCTTAATAACGGTATCATTCAATCGTTACCATCTGCTGGTTTCGGATTTTATGTGCTGTCATTACGAACCGTTTAGAATTTTAGAAAAAACATAGTGAGTAGTGTTTTCCGCCACTTCTCACTATACAAATATAACACGTTTATACCAAAACAACCGGCACATTTCCTGCCAAAAAGCGGTCACGACTCTGCCACTTATTTTAATTCACTAATAACCTTTATTTTTCTAAACAACCTCACTGCAACATTCAAAGAATAGATTGAATTTTATTTAGGTATTATGCTTGATCTGATTGTAGAACATGTAATGGAGGCGGAATAATCCAGCCTTTTTTCTTATTCAGACGAAGTAATATAGCTCCAGCTTGCGCTTTTTTCATATGAAATTGACCAAACATCATTCCTACATCTTCTCGAAGGGATTGTCCCATAGCTTGGCTACATGCTACTAACCCTGCAGCAAGATCCATAGAAACTTTAGCTGCAATTTCCGCATCATTAATACGAGCACCAGGAGGAATCGTTTCAATAGATGCAACTGGTCTTTCTGGAGGTGCTGGTGGTAATGCAACACCATTCAATTTTAATATATTTTTTAATTCTTCAACTTCTGATTGGATATCATTCTCTACAAGGTTTTCTAAAAATTTCTTTAAATCCTCGTCTCCTGTATGGTTAATAAGAACTTGATATCCAGCAATCGCGCCTTGTGCCGCTGCAAGATAACTCCAAATCCCAAAGACTTCTCCGTAGTGCATTGGTTCATTTTGTGGATTTCCACTTAAAATACCCATAAAAATATTCCTCCTTAAAGAAATTAGACTTTTAGCAACAATACTTACTATAGAAAAAATTTTCCCAATCATGTTCTTGATTAAAGAAAATAAGTTCTTATAACTCATAAAGAACACCTTACCCAAATATAGTAATTACCTCTCATAGAATGTACCGTTACAAAAAATTTATGCTTATAAAGAATAAATGCATTTTAATTAATTTAATCCATTATTATTAAGTGCTTTTAATAATAAAAACTAAAGATGTTTATCATTATTTCATTTCAAATAGCTTTATATATTTTCAACCGAATATTGTCTAAAGGAACTGGAGACATTACTAAATGCGAAAGGAGGGAAAACCATGAAGAAAGAACTTTCATCTATTTTAAGTGCCCTATTACTAACTATTATGGTTTTTGGTACAAGCGTCCATGCTGAATACGATGGATATAATACGAATAGAGTTAACAACAGCAATAGTACAACTCGAGTTAATGACTATAATATGAATAGAGTTAATGACCATAACACGAATAGAGTTAATAATGATGTGAGAACTCGAAATGTAAATACGACAAATGATTTAAATGATAATCGTAATAAAAACAATAATTGGGCTTGGCTTGGTTTATTGGGACTAGTTGGATTATTTGGCCTTAGAAAAAAAGACAATGATCCAGAAAGACGTTAATGTAAAACATTGTATTTAATTTTAAAAGATATTTATTTTTTAAAGTCAATAACAAACCGAAAGAACCATAATTTTGCCCCTTGGGCAGGCTTATGGTTCTTTCGGTTTGTGGCGATCCTCATATAACTTCAATTTTTGCCTATGCTGTCCCAGAGTGTTTCATCTATTGCTTATTAAGCGCAGGAGGTAATTTCTACGACTGTCAAAATATATGTAAACCACATCAACGGTAAAGAGCGTCCCCTTTGAGCCCTTCAATCCTTGAAGGGCTCCCACGCTAGTTAATCAAATCAAATAATCTCTTTGCTTCGCTAAATCTGTTTTGATTGACCAACATCCTTTTTCCTATAACAGGGCTCTTGCTACTACACCAAGTACTCCTGTTAACAATCCGCTTATGATTAATCGTAAAATCCATGTAGTATTTGCACTAATTTTATCTAATTGTTTATTAATAGTTAAAACATCCTTTTCAGCTACTAGTATTCTTGTTTCTAAATTTTTCATATCATGTTGCATAGCTTTTAAATCTAGTTTCATTTGATTAAAATCTTTTTCTAGTTCCTCCAATTTTGTCATATAACATATTTCTCCTTTAAAATTTAATTTTAATACTTTATATGCATATGATAATTAAAGGATAGTGATACAAAGAGAGGTCCTAAATCTATTAGAGTTGCACCACCTGCCCATCAAGCTACATTAATAAAAAATACGGCAACTGTATGCTTTATATTAAAACTTCTGGCAAGTTTATGAGTAAAAAAAGATTTATGGCAATATTATGGTTCAAATCACAACAATCACATAAAAACGGATACTATTAATCGGATACAATGAATTTCTTAACTTGATGGTAATGGAGCATTACTTCCATTTGACGAACTACGCTTCTTTTTATGCCGTTTCTTCACTTACCCATATCTTATATTGTGTGTAACTGCCCCTTTTGCTGAATCCCTTGGTATCATTGATTTCATTTTACTTTCTCTTTTGAGTTACACAGTACAAAAATTATGAGTAACTGTATAGAGATACCACCAACATTTTGCAAAATAACCTACGCTATGCGGAAAAATAAAATAAGCTGCCCATATGGACAGCTTATTTACATAATTATCGTTGCTGGAAGTGAATAGTTTCAGATTAAAATGAACTAAATAATCAGGGGAGCGGTCAAGTCCAAACCGAGTTCTGTATGTAACATATATTGATTAAATGTATGATAAAGAAAGTGAGGCTAACACAAATGAACACTTCCAATCAATTTAACCCTCCTATTCTGTTCATCCCAAAAGAGAAAGAATGTTACGAAAAAAGAATATCTGTCTTGGTTTCCATCAAGATAGATCCTAAGACTTTATCTCTTTGTTCAAGTTCGAGCCATCAGTTTACTGCGACAGGTACGTATTCTGACAAATCAACTAGGGACATTACAAAACTTGTAGAGTGGTACTCTAGCAATCTTTCAAGTGCAATAGTTTCAAATGAGGAAGAAACAAAAGGTTTGACTACAGCAATTAATACTGGGGAAGCTCAAATTTTTGCAAGATTAGACGGAATCATGAGTTCGGATAGTTGTCTCACCGTTATTGAACCAGTGGTTCAAACTACAAATTTAAAGGAATCCAATAATTGTACGTTGGATATAAATAGAACAATTCCTAGGACTGAGACAACCAGTATGAATTGTCCTAGCAGAACTTTCGACTTTGGTAAGGACGTCTTATTGCTTGAGAATGATGTTGCTTCTTATGATTTTGCCAAACAACTTTGGTCACTCACTAAATATACTGTTTTGCAGATATCTCCATCAATTATCAAAGATCAATACACTACAGGTGAACAACTGGCAGCGGATTACTGGTGTGTTTGGATCGGAATTCAAGGGAATATTACTGATCTGGACGTCATGGCAATGATGAAACCAGGAGGAATCATTGATGAATTCACCAAGCTCGGTGGGATTTTCATTGTACACGATACCGATACTAATCCAAGAATTGTAACATCTTCTGAAGGACTTGAGTTCATTGGGGGGAAATCTGAGTCACTAACACAATTTTCGAAGCTTGTACAAATACCTTTGTCCTTTGAGTATCTTCGAACATATTTATATATTAACTCTAACAAGAAAGAAGGTGACTCTATGGCTCTTGAAACTAACTGTGAGACTTGTACTCCTCCTGAAGGTTCCACATCGATTCTTACTGTGGATATACCAGGTGGTCTAGCTATTAATTTATTGGGAATTCATATCGAAGCTTGTCCAATCTGCGTTACAGTATTTACTGATGGATCCGATACACTTACATCTCAACAACAAGATATCACAAATAATCTTATCAAAATCGTTCAGAATTTAGTTCCAAATATTCCTGGTGCTTAAAGGGAAATAGTTTGTAATTTAATACAGGACTTGACCAAAAAACGGTCGAGTCTTTTTTATTTTTTTCCAAAATGCTGCAATACCCTAGATTTAAAAAGAAATAAGCAATGATTAGATTTTAAACCTTGTCATTGCCTTATCCATTGCATCTTGATTTACACCTATATAACGTAAAGTGACCTTCTCTGAGGAGTGATTGAATATTTCCATGAGTAATGCTATGTTTTTTGTTTGCATGTACATATGATACCCGTAGGTCTTCCTCAAGGTATGTGTGCCTATTTCATCTAATCCGAATTCTGCCGCTGCTCCACTTAATATCTTATATGCCATACTACGACCAATTGGACAATTCCTACCTTGTCTACTTTGCAATAAGTACTCATTATCTTCTCTTTCTTCAATAAACCATTTAAGTTCTCTTTTCAGTGCTGCAGTAATTTGTATTCGTTTCTGTTTCCCTGTTTTCTTTTCCCGCATAGATATATGACTGCCTTTAACATCCCCTACTTTCAATTTCAAAATATCTGAGATTCTGAGCCCTGTATTAATACCCATAATGAAGAGAATGTAATTACGTAAGCTCTTTTCCTTAAAATACTCTTTTAGCTGTTGTATTTGCTCTGGATCACGTATCGGCTGAACAAAATTCATTATTCATTACCTCCAGTTTCTTCAGTCTCATAAACTTCTAATCTAAGAGCAAAAGCAAGTTTATAAAATACTCTAGCCTTAACACGTCGATAAGTACGCTCGCTCATGCCGATTTCGTTATATACCATATAATCACATACATCCTCATCTTCTAAATAACGCTTAATGATGATGTCTCTTTGATTCTTTCCTGCACGCCCATTACCCAAACGACTAAGAAACTGATCAATACGAAATGATGTTTGCTTAATCCACTCTTCTCTTTCACTTTGCTGAATATTAGCCATCGCTACATCTTCTAATGGCTTTCCTACATCATTTGTAGGTCCGTGATATCTAATTTCATAAGAAGGAGTGACTTTCATTTCTTCACGCATCATTCCAAACTGTCTATATAAACGTACATTTTCGAGAACACCCTCTAATTTTTTCTGCGTTGCTACTCTATCGATTTTTGGTAAGAAAGATAATTGTTTAGTCATGTAAGACCACTCCTTTTTATTTTCAAATTACTTTTGTTTTAATGCTCCGCGTCTTCGTTCATAACAAGGTCTATGCATCCCCATTAAATCCTCAATTTCACGAGTACTTAATTTCTCTTTTTATTTTTTCTTCTTTCCTTGCTTGGATTGCTTTTTCCATTCATGTAATTGATCTTTTAGTGCCTTCATTTCCCCATCTCCCTTTTAAAAATAAAGAGGACACCATTTCTTAAAACAGCTTAATTACTGTTCTAAAAATTGGTGTCCTCTAGTTTTCTAGCCGGACGATATTCATTTCAAAGGATTATTTTATAAAAATATTAACTAGCAAAATAATTAATATTACTAAGCTATTACTCCAATCGTTCTATTTAATTTATACATATATTAATAGTAATTTGAGAAAAGGAGGTGTTTTTATATGGCTGAGCATACAAAATGTGTTTGCGAACAATTAGAAAGATTACAGTTAGGTACAGAAGTAGATGTTTTCCTTACAGGAACAACACTAGAGGATCTTATTTTTACTAACTTTAATCCAGATAATTTTTGTGTAACATTTGTGGATAACACAACAGAACCTGGCTCTATAATTGTTTTGGACTGTCGTGATATTCAAGCGCTTAGAATTGAAGCTGAATAGAGTAAAGATGGGGCTTTGAAAAAAGCCCTATTTCATACAGCATATTTCAATATAAATTATAAAATAGAGGAGCCGGAAAAATGTCAGTTTTCATCAACTTTGCTATTACTCCCAAAGTATTCAATCCTAATCTAACATCTCTTCCAAATAACCGACGTTCTTTTATCCCAACCCCAAAAGAGAGTTCTAAAAATATTTGCTATCTTTTAGAAACATTTTACTTAGGAAAAAAAATAAAACAGCTGTTAGTTAACGGCACAATATTAAAAGCTTCTATATTTGTAGGATTCCATAATAGATCCCGCCTTGCTACATTTATAGATGAAAACGGAGATATCACTGTAGTTAACTGCGAGCGTATTGATGCGATTCTACTCTAATTATGAATTTACATTTAAATAAATAATCATTATTTTCAAGATACACGTTAGTTCTTACACATAATACCAATAACTGTTACCATAAAAAACTTGGTCCGAAGTGCACTTATATACAGTACCTTTTTTATTTGACCGAATAAGTCTCCAGATTCCGTCAATACTGTAGACAACCCATTTCTTAACCACATTCCATGATTCGAGCAGTTAGCTTTTGCTAACTGCTTTTTATTGCGTTCCAACTCTTGCTTCTTGAAATACTCCTTGACTGCCTTTTTCCAATAAGTACCTATTCCTTATTTCCCTTGAATAAATTTTTAAACTTTGTCTATGCTATAGATACATTCAATTATTGAACTTCCTAATTTAAGTTTTAAATGAATAAAATTCTATTTTTTTCCGATACTATGGAAGAATTTAAAAGGTTATTTTAAATTCTTCCCACTCTAGTTCTCTTGGTCGAGAGGTGAGCAGTTAGCTTTTGCTAGCTGCTCTTTTTAATTTATTCGAATAAAATTCTAAATTCTGTCCAATACTATAAATGGGCTGATACAGCTTGAATTCACAGTGACCTCTGTAATGTTCTTTTCCCCTTTCTCTGAGGGCTTAGCAGTTAGCTTTCGCTAACTGCTATTTATATGGATTTTATTTAGTAATTCCATATTTCATCTCCTCGAATAAAATCAAATATTCTGGCAACACTAAATACAAGCTACTTTTTCCCCAAAGTAGTTTCTTTTTGCAGTGCTTGTGAGGGCAGTTAGCTTTTTGCTAACTGCTTTTTATATTGAACTAATAATAAAATTTTGTTCTTATTTCTTTTTTTAAACCATATACTTCTAACCTAGCCCCAGCTCAAAGTGTTACCTCCTATCTTAAAGAGCACTTATGCATGGTGCTCTTTTTTAATTTTCTTATTTCTACAAAATGAAATTTTTGTTGTAATAATCCCCGTATAACATTTCCAATCCTGCTAACACTATAACTGTAACTCTAAGTTACACATCTTAACTTGTAGGGCCTAATTTTCTTTTGTACAACAAGCAGTTAGCTCATTAGGCTGATTGCTTTGTTGTGCTGAATGAAGTTTTAATTTAGTTTTCTTTCCTGCATATTTTTTCGAATTCTGTTTATACTATAGTTGTAACTTTTCGTTACAACTTATATCTGTATCCAGTGAAACTTCTAAAATTGTACAATAGAGCAGTTAGCTACTTCAGCTAGCTGCTTTGTTGTGCTGAATGAAGTAGCTATAAAAAGCTTTCTCAACATCCATAAATCGGAAATCAATTACCTTTTATGGTAATGTATTGGTAATTATATAAAAGTTTATCGTTTCATTAAAAGGACCCGTCCCCCTAATCGGGTCCTTTTAAATGTTCCTTACTAAAATAACGTTTGTATACTAGTTTACAAGCCGTTTCTTTTCATAGAAATACAACATAGTATAAAATACAGGACCAAGCTTTCTAAAAACTTGTCCGAGTTAATTCTTAAAAAGAGGTGAACATAAATGCCTATCGTTAAGCCTTTTATAGCTGGAAGACGATTTGTAAGTACAGCAGCAACAGGAACTGCCGCTGGAGCGGATTTAACTTTTGCTAACACAGACTTCACTGATGACACTGGAGCTGTAACAACATTCCCTGCTTCTTACGCTTATTTTACGCTTTATATTAATGGCGTTATTCAAACTGGTGATACTATTACGGGTGTGACTACTACAGCTGCTACTATTGTAGGAGGAGCCGTCCTAGATGGGGGTACTCCTATTGCAATTGAATTTACTATAACGTAACTTTAGTTGTCTTTTTAGAGGTTTCATTAAAAGAAACCTCTAATTTTAAAAACTGACATTAACTTTAGTAGCAACTACATAATACAGTGCATATACTAATATAGAATGATAGGAATTTATACTCACTCTCGACAAGAGCACTTATATATAGTGCTCTTTTTTAGCTTCCTCTTTTCTACAAAATGAAATTTTCATTAACTTCTCAACACATACATAATATTACCAAAACATCCACATACTATAAATAAGTTGGTAATAGCTATTCCATAATGAATCTCAGATTTTCTTGAATTCTTCCTAAGACAAAACAGTTAGCTACGCTAGCTGTTTTGTTGTATTAAATCTCAACATAAGTACATACTATTTATGAAACGCTTGATTGATTGTCATTTGAGATGCACTTCAAATTCAGTATTCCCGCTCCTTAGGAGAACAGTCTATGTATCTGTTCTCCTATTTTACATTTAATTTTTACCTTGAAATAAGAAAATCCTAAGTTCTATTGAGCCGATCTCTTGTAATTATTGATGCTCGTCTTTCAATAGCATTTACAAATAATGCTCTTTTTTGCTATAAAATAAATTCTTTATCTTCCTTTACATATTTTTCAACTAAACTACACACGATACTTCTAAGCCATTCGAACTAGTGGCTTCACTCTTCTTGTAAAAGGATGGGAAGGCGTTTCATCACAATTGGCTAACTCATTCAACCCACAAGCAGGCAAAGTTTCTTTGCCTGCTATTTTTGTATAACTTTCTTAATTTGAATCATACTATGCAGGAACCTGTTTACCAATACGAGTCAATTTGGTGTTTTGAAATTTCCTCCTTCTAGGACAAGCAAAATTGCTTGTCCTATTTTCGATTAAAGTACTATTCATATCCCTCTCCTCCCTAGTCTTTAAATTTTATTTTTTAGTATCAAAAATAAGAATTTGTACATTATAAAAATGTTCCACACAATGATGTGGTTACATAAGGAGGAGTTAAAATGGACAAACGTACTGAGAAAAAAGTTGAAGCAGTAGCACGTAAAGCTGCTGATTTAGAAGTTTCACAAGAATTAACTAGCCTTAAAAACCAAATTCAACAGTTACAACAATCTTTATCTCAAACAACTCAAAGTCAACAACAAGGTCAACAACAAGGTCAACAACAAGGATTACAACAAGCTAATCAACTAATGCAACAACTTCAACAATTTAGTCATCAATCTCAACAACAAATGCAACAAGCGGATCAACAATTACAGCAAACTATCCAACAAGCTATTCAAACATTAAATCAAGGATTACAGTACCTACAATCTAATCAAACATTAAGTCAAATTAATCAAGCTATTGCACAGGCCCAAACACAGGTTGATCAAGTGAGCCAGCAAATGGGTGGTCAACAAGGTCAACAAATGGGTAACCAACAAGGTCAGCAAATGGGTGGCCAACAAGGTCAGCAAATGGGTGGCCAACAAGGTCAACAAATGGGTAACCAACAAGGTCAGCAACAATTTCACTAAGAATATTTACAGTAACCCCAGCCGTAATAAATTTTTCGCAACTTATATAACAGTAAGCAAACTCCAATTTCTTTTTGTTAGTTATTATTAAAATTAAGTAAATAACAATATTTTTTGAAAGAGCACTTTTTATAGTGCTCTTTTTAAAGTGGATAATTTCAGTATCAAATAGCTTTTTGTTCAAATACTTCACGCCATGAAAAAATTACATTTGGTATCACGTACTCTTTTACACTAAGAGCTTTGATCCGAAGAGCACTTATATAGTGCTCTTTTTGGTATGGAATGTGAAATAAAGGCTTGCTCTTAAAACCTTTTATGTAATTATTGTAGGGTTTTTCCTTACACCCGTGTGTCTGTTTACTCATAAGTTGTTAAAGTATAAATATAAATTGTTAGTTAATTTATAAGGGAGGTGTAAAAATGAGTAAATTTAAAAAGAATTGTCACATACCCTTTCCATGTGCCTTTCCTTTACCTCAAATCGGGTCTACTGGATTAACCGGTGCTACTGGACCTTCGGGACCTACTGGAGCTACCGGACCTTCAGGTGGACCTCGGGGACCTACCGGGCCTACTGGAATTCAAGGTAGCCTGGGACCTACTGGGCCTCAAGGTATTTCTGGACCTCAAGGGATTCCTGGGATTTCTGGATCTATTGGTCCAACTGGACCTTCTGGAATTCAAGGTATCCAAGGGATCCAAGGCATTCCTGGCATTCAAGGTCCTATTGGACCCACTGGAATAACAGGGGTCACTGGAATTCAAGGGATTCCTGGCATTCAAGGGATTCCTGGCATTCAAGGGATTCAAGGGATTCCTGGGCCGACCGGCCCTCAAGGGATTCCTGGCATTCCTGGTTCTGTAGGTCCAACTGGACCTTCTGGAGCTGTTGGACCTACCGGCCCTTCCGGGGGACCGCCAGGACCAACGGGCCCGACTGGACCTTCTGGGGGACCACCAGGACCAACCGGAGTGACTGGCCCCACTGGACCTTCTGGGTCACCAGGACCAACCGGACTTCAAGGTATCCAAGGGATCCAAGGCATTCCTGGCCCCACTGGACCTCAAGGAAGTCAAGGGATTCAGGGGATTCAAGGTAATCCGGGGCCTATTGGTCCTATTGGACCCACTGGAATAACTGGGGCGACTGGAATTCAGGGTATCCAAGGTATTCAAGGTGATCCGGGACTTATTGGACCTATCGGCCCGACTGGCCCAACTGGGCTTCAAGGTATCCAAGGCATCCAAGGCATTCCTGGGCCTACTGGATTACCAGGAACCGCTGGAGCTACCGGACCTACTGGGCCTACCGGTCTTACAGTATCTGGGTTATCTCATTATGCTTATGTTTTCAATACAGCAGCTCAAGTTGTTGCCTTAGAAGCACCTATTCTTTTTAATTCACATGGTAGAATGACATCTGGTTTTACTCATACACTGGGAACTTCTCAATTAATGGTTCTTAATGCAGGAGATTATAAAATTTCTTTTTCTGTATCAGGAGTTGAGCCTAATCAATTCACACTTTTTTTAAATGGTGCTCCGGTTACCAGCGCAGTTTATGGATCAGGTGCAGGAACTCAGCAAAACAATGGGCAAACAATTCTCTCTTTAGCCGCAGGTGATATTATTACCCTTAATAATCATACTTCCGCTGCTGCAGTTACTTTACAGACTTTGGCAGGTGGAACACAAACAAATATAAATGCTTCGATTGTAATTGAAAAATTAAATTAATCATTTATTTCTTGAAACTCTGGCAGTAAATAACCTGGTGTAGATTTCTTTTTTCAACAAGCAGTTAGCTTTTGCTAGCTGCTCTTTTAATTAAAATAACGATTTTGTATTAAATCACGAACTTTCACTGGATCTGGTAGTGCTTTTTGTTCGTTTTTTCAAATAGAGATTTTGTTTTACTTTTGCTAGCTACCCTTCCCTTGTATAAATGCACCTTTTTTACACACCCTATTAAAATCCAAATATTCCTCTTTTAGGACGGTACTAATATGAACAAGACATTAAAATACATTTTAATCTTCTTTTGTGCGGTATTTTATATTGTAATTATGGGCTCGATTGTCTATCTAAACTTTGTTTAAGAGCATTTTATTCCTCCAAGTAAGAAATCTAAGATCAAAATTAGTAGCGCACTACAAGTCGCTCTTTAGCTTTAAAATAAGGATTTTGTTTAAATTTCATTAACCTTATTGATTCCTTTGCATACAGTATTATCACAAGGAATTCCACAGGTGGCTCTGGTCCAGTTACCTTGAATTTCTTGCACACCTTGTGGAAAGAATCCGTTTATAACAAACGGGTTCTTTTATTTTTTCGTCATAAAATAACTATTTTGTTTGGTTTTAGAACCCTATTAAATTGGTACTGTACTTTTTTTAAACCCCTCTTTAATATCGCTAGGTAAGTACAGTACCAATTGCCTATTATTAATAAGATAACTCTGGTCTTTCTTCTGGTACGATGGAATCACTGTCATCTATTTCATCAAGAATTATTTGCGTACGATCTTGATTCATTTTCATTAATAGCAGTTCAAATGAGTTTAAATTTCTTAAAGATTTTAAATCAGGAACATTATCAAATTGCATGTCCCATCCTTCACCTTTTCCTGATTTCCATTTAGATAATCGAATGGCAAAGTTCATTTTCTCATCATGATCACATTCAAATACTAATGTTGCATATTTAAAGGAACTCCAATCCCTATCATCATCCTCAACTACTTCAAATCTAACATCCACATATTCATACGTTGGTTCATCATCGTAATCAACTTCTAATCCATCTGTTTCTACATTTTGTTCAACATGTTCTTTCCATTTATCAAATAAGTCTGTTACCTTAATTTCTTTTTCTGCTGCCGGTATCATTAATTCTTGGAAATTACTTAATAACTTTTTGTTTTCTAATGCTGAATTCTTTAGAACAGCGACCATTACGCTGTCTAATTTAGTTATATAATTCGAGTAATCATAGTTTTCTAGATATGGAACCATAACCGACTTCACTTTTTCTTCAATCACTTTTGTTAAATCGCCATATGATCCAAATAAACTTCCTAATGCATTGTTAATGCCTTTTTCTAACTGTTCCTCAATTAACTTCTCAACCATTCCCTCTGCTAACTTCTTGCCAATCACGTCTTTAATGCTGTTTTCTAAATTCATTATTATCGCTCCCTTATTTTTGTTTTGTATTCAAATAACGCTTTTGTTCAATTTCCAGCCCATCTCTACAAATCATGCAGGACTTACACTCCTAAATGTCGAATATTGACAGATTTAGGAGGTGTATTTTTAATGAAATTTCAAAAAGAATATGAAATATTGCGCTCTATAAATCCTGATAAAATACTAGAAATTTCGTTTGACTTTAAAAAGCATAGAATTAAAATATTCTTTTCTAACAAAGAAGAAAATCAATTTTTGGTTCTTGTGTGCGAAAATAGTAAAATCTCTTTTGTTAAAAATTACCCAGTCATTTTCAAAAATGGTGTTGCTAATATTGGTATGCACTGGGGTCGTTACTATACATACGCCATTGGATTAAGCAACACAACAAACCCAGGATTTACCGAGTTTCAGAAAAAACTTAAAGAGTCAATTCAAAGTGTAGTCAACTCAAATGATGATTTTAAAATCTCTTTTCTTGATAGTCGTGAAGGCATACAAAAAATCCGAGATGCCAACAGTAATTCTGTGCTACCGAATGAAGCAATTTATTATCATTGCATCAGGAGAACACCTATTACTGATAAACAATTTAAGAAAGTAACAGATTCGCTTGGTAAAGACATAGCTATACATTTAAAAAACTCAAATGTAACAGCTGTCTTCACAGCGGATATCACTAAGCAAAAAACATTCGTTCTTCCTTAGACCAGTGATAAATAGCTTCACTACTCCAATCCGTTCCAAAGAAACACATTTAGAGTGGATTGGATTTATCTATTCAATTAACGCTTTTTGTTTAGTTTTCCTCTGCAAAACTTCATGCACCATCAATATAATTGTTTGACCACTCTCGCCATTGTTCTTCAAGAAATTGTTCTACATCCTTATCTACTTTCGGATCATATAACGTGAATGTTTCATCATGTGTTGCACCTACGTAACCGATACCCAATGTAAAACACACCTTTGTATTTGGATCCATTTCTTATTCCTCATTTCTCTACAAAATTCAAATTTGATTAAAGTAACTGTGTTTTTCGTTCTTCCATACGAATTACTTTTCCACTTTGATATACAAATGATTGTTCACCAAATCCACCTTGGGGTGGTTCTATTAGTTGGACCTGACCATTTTTAACAACATATATTCCGTTTATTTTCAAATCTATTTCAGCTGTCATTTCTTCAAGTTTTTCTTTAATAATTCCCACTAAGACCACTCCCGTATGTTATGATTATTTTGTCGAAGCAAGTCGGGAGCAATCTCGGCTTTTTTGTTTGTCTACAAATATCGCACAACATTTTCTGGAACAAATAATTGCTCAAGTGATAAATAAAGCCGTATTGGAATCGGCTCCTTATTATCTCTCGCAGACTTGCAAAGCTCCTCCGCTTCTTCCCAATCGAACTGCTTATCTTCCACTCGCTTAAATCTCCAAATTCCAATTGTATATTCCTCAAATAATTCATACTGATCATTTGGCGCTGTTGTTGGTTTTAATTCATCAGTAGCTCTTACTTGCTTTGGTACTTGAACAACTACATCCGTAAAACGAACTTTAGAATTTAATCGATGAATGTGTGCTTTCTCAGTATCGAATGCTACTACAGGCTCAACATCAAATATTGTTAACTGCTTTGGCATTACAATCCTCCTAAGCCTCTTTTTTATATTTAGCTAATACTTGTTCTAAACGTTTACGTTCACCCTCTAAATCCGTTTCATCGTGCTTTACAGGCTGAGATTGCACTTCTGTTTCTTGTGTATGTAACCAATCAGGAACAATTTCTTTTCGAGCATTACTTCTGCCACCACGAGATTGGTATTTCTTGCGGAATTGAGTTTGTGCAGCTTCAACATCAGTAGTACTCTTATACCCCTTAGCATGCCAATCTCTTAAAATACCTTGTACATAAGACATATTAGGTGCATTCTTTTCTAGAGCTATTTTCATTGCTTTAATAACAAGCTGTGCATTCAAATCTTCAATCCATGCATTAATACCCTCAGCTACAAATGGTTTAAGAACTCCAAAATTTTGCTCATAGAATGCTATTGGATTTTCTTCTGCAACTTTTTTATCTCTTGAGCAGCTTGCTGCTTCTTCTTTTGTTTTTGTTTCTTCTTTTTCTTTTGTTTCTGTTTTTGTTTCTTCTTTTTCCTTCATAGGGTCTTCGAAGCCCCTTATAAGCCACTCAAAACGAGCTTGGAAGTATTCCTTAATACGAGGAATTTTAAAATCTTGCTGCTGTTCTAAATCTAAACATGTCTCATAAAAATCAATTAAAAAATCTTCACACTTAATATTCTGGATTTCTTTTAACACACACTTTTCAATATTCATATTTGTAATAGCATTGAATTTAAGCCAATTAAGCAACATAATTTCTTTCGTCTTTTTGTTGTAATAAATTTTCCCATAATCAGCAAAACGCTCTAGCAACTTCTCAACCGTTTCACGGTTATACCCTGTATCCATTTCTATCACTCGTAATGGAAGCTCATAGATACCACTCTGAGAAGTTTTACTATTAGTCATTAAGTATAAGTAGAAGTATTTTTCCTCCGGTGTAAGATCTAAAACGAAAGCATCTTGCCAATATGAAACTTGAACAGGTCTATAAACTGCCATATTATTCATCCTCCATTGTTTTACTTGATTTGCTTTGATATACTTAATCCAATTCAATTTTTAGAAAAACTCTCTATAAGAGTCTAAAATCTATCACTCTGCAAAGTGATAGATTTTTTAATTTCTTCGACTAACTACTGATGCATTGATCCCCTGCCCTTGAAGACTTTTAACAACTACACGATAATTCTTTGATACATCGTGATCCTCTTTTTCATTACGAAGGCTCTTGAATTCTTTTACGCATCTATTTAATTCTTTCTCCCAATGATTTGCTTCATCTAATGAACCAGCATTGAACATGTTATGAATACATGTCACCATGCAGTTATGTAATTCATTTGCAAAAGCAAAATCACCTGGTAGAACTAAGTCGAACAGACGATTACATTCTACTTTCATAATTCGCTCCCCATTTTTAATAATTTGATACTGTACGCATCGTTATGACCAGAATGTAATGTATATTATGCGGTTAGAGTTAACAAATCTTTCTGGTCATAACGACAAGCACAACAGCTTGTCGCACTAAATTGTTATATGCTATAATTTATCTACTGTCATGATTGGCTATCGCAGGCTACGCGGTGGCCTTTCCTTTTTTCTTTTTGTTTTTCAAAACAAATGCTGCTTCTATAATTCGAATTCTTATCTCCATTAATTTCTTCTCTTGTTTTAGGTCCCTAGCTTTCATATAGTCTCCACAAACTGCTGCAATTCGAATATCACCATATAAATTTGCTTCCTTACGAATTAGAGTTTTATATTGTTTTAAAGTTGGACTTGCATAATCAATTGTCATAACTTAAACCTCCCTAATAAAATAATTAAATTAAGCTTTTATATACTTCCTAGCTCGTAATGATACTTTCCAGTACTTAAAGATTTCTTTCATTGAAAAACCATATTGATCACATAGGACCGCTACGAGGCTCATCATTGAACCTGTAGCATCCAGGACTTCATGCATTACCTTTTTCAAATCCTCTTTCTCTCTTTCGGACCAAGTTTGTGAAGGTTTAGACCAACATACTGTATCAAGTTGTTCCAACGCTTCATTGGTCTCTTGTTGGACCATGTACCTCATACTTGCAGGATGTAGATCTATAAGCTCTCCATTAAAAAATGGGATACTAACATAGCCAGTAGCTTCACTCCACATTTTGAAAAACAGTTGTGGATCATCAATGCCTTCTGTAATACATTTTCTTAAATCCTCTGGTAACTTTCGTTTTTCAGTTTCATATTTTGCTAGTGACTCACGACTCACGGGGATTTCTAAGGAGAGTTGTTCTTGGGTGATTCCCTTTCGTTTGCGTGCCATAGCAACTTCTTTTCCTATGGACATCGTTTACTTCCCCCATTCGTACCTAAAGCAATATTTATTTGTGACAACTTACTATGGTAATTTATTATTAGACGGATTCTTTAAATGGATTGTAATACTCAGTATTGTTTTCTACCCATTCAGTGTGATTCTCCATCCACTTAAAAAGAAGGTGTGTAGGAATAAGAACTCCTGCTTCACGGCATACTGGAAAATCAGAACGGTTTAATAGCTCAGATGCTTTTGTACGTTTGATATGTAACAGTTCCATTAATTCCGTAATAGTTAAAAATGGTGGTAGTTCTTTCATCGGCTGAATATGTTCAGTTGCGTTTTGTACTTCTTCTCGGATTATTTTACGGAATGATTCGATGTCAAAATTAATCATATTTCTCCCCCCTAGTAGTCTTTTTTAAAACCGCACATTTTGTGTTGTTAATAATCAAAAAAAATAGATTGAACTGTAACACCATAAAAATTAGCTAATTTTATTTTTATACTATCTCTTGGAATTCTCTGTGCATTCTCATACATTTGCAATGTACTCACACTGATTCCTATAGCCTCTGCAATTTCCTCTCTAGATTTTCCATTTCTTAAATTAACAAGAGTTGCCGCTACTTTTCTCTTATTCATATCTGAACCTCCCAACCACACATATTGTGTTGTTATTTTTAAATATAAACCACACATTTCGTGTTGTCAACACTTTTCGTGCGGTTGAAACTTATAAACTTAATTAAATAACACACAATGTGTTATTATAAGGACAGGTGATAAAATGAAAACATTTGGAAATATACTTCGCGAATTAAGAAAAGAAAAGAAAATAACTCAAAAAGATTTAGCACATATGCTTAAACTTAGTGAAAGCACCATCGGTATGTACGAGAGAAATGAGCGCCAACCCGATTATGACACATTAAATCGTATTGCTAATTATTTTAAAGTAACAACTGACTTCCTGCTTGGAAGAACAACTAGTTATCCAGAACCTATGCCAGCTGATATTGATGAAGACCCAGAACTGAGTCTCTGGTTTAAAAATATTAAAGATGCTTCACCTGAAAAACGCGAGGAGTTAAAACGCTTTTGGGCGTTTATAATGCAGAACGAAAAAAATAGAAAAAATGGAGATAAATAAAATAGAGGGTTTATTAACAACAAAACACGCTTTATGCGTGTATTTGTTTTACAATATATTCATTTTATCAATATATTATCTTTATTAAATAGAGAAGGGTGGTTAATATTATCATTATACTTTAAGTAGTAAAGTGCAGCATTTCAGAAAAGGAGGTTCTTGAATGAACTGGAGAAAAATTTTTGGTTATCGCTCTAAAACAGGATGGAAAATGTTTATCGCTTCTATTTTTTATATCTTAATTTTATTTTTGATACTTCAAGCAATCATTCCAAATTCTATCCATCCCATAATTGTTAACATAAGTCTTTTGGGTTTTTTGTTAAGCTTACTAGCTTTAATTATTGGATTAATAAAACCACAATTGGTGTTACCAAAAATACAAATTAAAACAAGAAAAAAAGTGTTATTTTCATATTTATATCTGGCTTTAGCATTCTTTTTAATGGGTAGTGCGTTTCTTGATGTAAAACCAGCTTCCAAACAAATTACACAAAAGGTAGATACAAAAGTTTCCACTTCAGCTGATACCAAAGAAGACACAAAGAATAAAGAGGAAACTGATCGCAAAGCTCAGGAAGACGCTGATCGCAAAGCTCAAGAAGACGCTCAACGTAAAGCTCAGGAAGACGCTGATCGCAAAGCTCAAGAAGACACTCAACGTAAAGCTCAGGAAGACGCTCAACGTAAAGCTCAGGAAGACGCTCAACGTAAAGCTCAGGAAGATGCTCAACGTAAAGCTCAGGAAGATGCTTCTCAAAAGAAAAGTGCTATCGTTTCCTCATCTAGTGGTAATCATGGAGGTTCTAATGGCCAACCTTTCCAGAATAACCCTAGTGATGACAAGGAATCCAACACTACTTGTAAAGGACAAATTAAAGGAAATGCCAATTCTAAAAAATATCATGTTCCTGGTGGTCAATATTACGATTCTACAAAAGATAATATCGTATGGTTCTGTTCAGAGGCTGATGCTCAGGCCGCTGGCTATGTGAAATCTAAGAGATAA